TAGGCTGTTTCTTAAACTGTCAAAGGTTGCAATAACTGATTTGCCAATTGGTACTAGGTAGTTGTTCCAGATTCCGTTCAATCCACCTGACTTATCTATAGCGTTTGTTACAGCAAGGCTGAAGTTACCTATGCCTTTTGCTAATGGATCAAGCAACGGCAGAAGAAGCACCCCAATGGATTCAACAATTTCACCAATGGCTATGGATAGTTTCGCTGATGCTGATGCAGTTGCTTCTGCAGTTCCACCAATAATGCCTTGAACAAACTGCAGTATTTTGGCTTGTGCTTCTGCAATCTTCCCTTGTCTAACTAAAGTTTCAATTTCTTTAATTTGTTCCTGTGTAAGAAGAATTCCTGCCTTCTTCAACTTTTCAGCCGCATTTAGTGGATCTGATAGTGCCTGACCAAGAACCTTTGCACCTTTAAGTGCATCACCTAGACCTGCCGCTTCAAAGTCAAAAGCCAGTTCAGTAGCAGTCTTGAAGTCCTTAGCCCCTTGTGTGCCAGTAGTGAAGGCACGACCAAATAAGGCTAACTTGGCTTGTACTTCTGCAATTACTTCGTCTTCAATACCCAAGGAAAGTGACAGTTGCTTTGCTTCATTACTTAACTGTCTGAAGACTTTTGTTCCTGTAAGACCTTGTGCTTGAAATATGGCTTGAAGTCGCTTCTGTGACTTAACCGCTTCTTCACCTGAACGGATAATGGACTTGATTCCATTAATGGCTTGGTTAGCAACGAAGACACCAAATGTTGCTTTGGCTATCTTGCCAACCTTATTGAAACTAGATGTAAGTGAACCTAGATTCTTATTGATCTGTTTAGTTGCACCAACAAGTGACTTGGCGTTAGCCACGAAGGTTACTTTTGCTACTGCACCCTTAGCCATGTTGTTGTTCTCCTAATGCATCTATAAATGCGTTGTATTCAAGTACCGTCAGATTCTTTGCTTCTGATGGTGCTATGCCTGTTGCCAAGCAAAATCTTGCTAGTCGCTGTGCTGATGTTTCAGCACCTGCTATTTTTTTAGTTCGTCTGATATTTCAAGAAGTTTGTTGATTTCGTTCAAAGGTGTCTTACCTGCATCTTCAAAGGTGAAGTTAGGGTTTGTACGCTTTTGCACTACCCAGTTCAACGCCTGAAGAAGGGTTGCCTTGGGCTTATCGTCATCTGACAGCCAAGCAATAGGGGCATTTGCCTTCTTTTCAATCTCAGCCATTTCAGCCAAAGTGATTTCTTCTATATTCATTATTTAATCCCATCTAAGTTTTCATCTATAAGTCTTTGAAGTTCAGTCACATATAAGTCCGCTACTTCGTCTTCATACTGATCCCTGACCTTTAATAACCAAGGATTTGGTTCAATGCTTTTCTTCTTCCATCCCCAGTGGACTACAGCACCGTATGGCGTGGATGTAGGCGTACCTGCGGAAATTGCAACTTTGTTCTTAGCCTTGGAAGCCTTAACAGTGCGTTGTAGTTCACCTGTCTTCACAGGGGTCAACGCCCTTGCAGGTGGAAGAACAAGTGAAGATGCCTTAGTTGTGGCAATCTTCAGATCCTGTGCGTTCACACCTGCTTTGCGTAGACCTGAAAGAATCTTGTTCAGATTTTCAATCTTTACAACGCCTGAAGACATTTAGTCCCTGTCAATCAAAGGTTCTTGATCGCAATCCAAACGGTAGGTAAAGGTGAAGGTTGTATCTGCAGAACCGCCAACAGGTGGCTTTCCCTTGATTGTCACAGTTCCTGAAAAGTGTGGTTGTGATGATGTTGGTGAAACATTTCCATGTGGCTTAAAGACATAAGGAATACCTTCCTGTCCGTCTAATTCCCATAGTGCTGACCAAAATGAATTTGTATCAGTGCTTTGGATTGCTTCAATTTCAAAGTACCACTGCTTAGGTGGTGTTATGTCAGCAAATGTTCTTACTTCTCCATCTTTGTCTTCATTTGATAATGTAATTGAACTTGCGTCCATCGCAATATCAGAACCGTCAATGGTGAGAATAAGATCTCTGCCCTTAATTCTTGTGCTTGATGCCATGTGTAATTCTCCTAAATTGATATTTGTGTTGTAACGCTTAGTCTGGTTGCTAGATATTCAGCGTTACCTGTTTGCAAGGCAAAAGGTTGTTCAACACTTGCGATATTCCATGAAGCAGGAATCGCACCAATAGTGGTCACAATTGCTTCATCCAAACTTTCTGTTGCTTTCGCATTTGTAGCAGTCTGTGCAATCAGTGTGATTTCAATTCCTACTTCAAAACTTTGAAAGGTGTCCCCTTGTTGCACATAAAGTGAATTTGGGGAGATTATTGCTAAGGGTGGGGTTATGCGTGGGGGAATATAGAATTCCGCTTTGATTCCAGCATCTTCCAGATGTTCAGCAAGGTTTGCCTTTGACTGCGTTAATACATTTAAGGTCATAGTGGTGATACATACCTTCTAAGTAATGCATAAACAGGTGTCATAGGATCTCTTGCTATTCTCATTGGAGAACCGTCATAACTTGTGAATTGTGCAATTCCATTAGGTGCTGAACGGCGGTGATACAGTTCTGAACCACATTCAATGTAAGCCCTTCCCATCAACTTTTCAGGTACTAGATCAGCATCTGCAAAGTTATTGACAAGATAGTTGGCTTCGTCCCAGCATGATTCAACGAATGAATCATCACCATCAGTAGCACCTACATAAGATTTCAAATCTTCCCAAGTCATAACCCAACCCCTAACTAATTAAAATGTAACGACACCAATACCATTAACATTGTTAAGGGTTGTTGCCATGTATCCATAAACCGCAAATTCACTTGTAAGTGCTGAAACATCATCCTGTGAGATTCTGAATGGTGCACCTGAAGATTCCCAGTTGGTAAGTGCTTGTGAAGATGCTACATACATCTTTCCGCTACCAAGGTTTGGATCTACTACGACAGGAAGACCAAAAAGATTTCCCTGAAGTGTTGAAATTGTTGAAGTACCAAGTGCATTTGAAGGATTCAAAGCGGCGAATAGTGGACGGTCTACACCATCTACAAGTCCTGCAAGTTCCTTAAATACATCACCTGATACAAGAATGAAGTTAGCCTGAAGACCACCATTCTTATAGATGTGAACTGCTAGATCTGCTACTGCAGTTAGGTAAGCGTTTGCTGTACCTGCAGATGCAGATGCATTTCCAAAGTCTTCTTCATTAGCCGTCAGGACTGCAATACATTCCTGATCTGTCTTTTTCGCATAAGCAATTGCTTGCATACGGAAAAGGGCATCAATATATGAAGGGTCAGATCTTTCAATGACCTGACGGGATACCTGATTAGCACCACCAATTGTCTTCACATTTGCACTGCCTGATGTGATTGTAAATTCTGTGTTTGAAAGTTCGTCACCTTCATTTGCCTGAATACCTACTGTAGGCGACTGGGCAATCTTTGGATAATGAACTGACATTCCGCTTGACGGAAGTGACATAGAACTAAATGCATTAACTGCAGGTCTTCCTAGATCAACAATCCCCTGAATTTCATTAATCCATTGGTCACGCACAATGCTTGATACATCTGACACTGTTGTAAGTGCACGATGAACCATCTTTGCGTTTTCTTCCCCATTTACTAATCCCTTTACATAGTCACCGTATGAACGGACTGAATAGGAAGGTGTCTGAATTCGTGTTGTTTCTACAACTGCAAGACGGCGTTCAATGTCTTCAATAGCAGGTGTGAGATCAACAGATTCTGTATTTTGTGTTTCCATATTTTCTGTTTCTCCTAATTTGTCTTCAGTAGGCTGTTCATTTCTGAATTCAGTTACTACTGCCCCGTCATAGGCAGGTAATGCCACTAGGGATATTTCTTTCAAATCAATCTTGCTTCTAACCACAACATCACCGTCTAGTGAATGTTCAACAGGTATAAACCCGACTGAAAAACTTCTTACGACACCATCTTTAACTAATTGCCATGCATCTTGACCTGATCTGGTGTCAGAAATCCTTGCAGTGACATGTAAGCCATCTGCCTGTTCTTCAAGACTTAGAACCCTGCCGATTGGTTCATCATGGTTATAGAACAACTTGGGTAATTTGCTTGTCACCACTGAATTGGGGCTAAAGCGTTCTTTCATTCGCCCAATTGTTGTTACTTCGTTATAGGGAACGGCAATCCCTGTTACTTCACGATTTTCTTCATTCGCTAGGCGAACTTCAAATTCTCTGCGTTCCATCTGCATTGTTTGTATTCTCCACAGGTTTGGATACAGGTTCAGATATTTCTTCTAGACCTTCCAAAGCCCTGATTTCATTAATAGTCATCCATCCAGCACTTAGTGCTTGGGTGTATGCGTTGTAGCGTGTCAGTGTGTCCCCACGCAAAAAGGCATCAAGCGAAAACTTCGCTGATGTTCCCCTAGGTAAAAGACTTGAAAATGCATCTTCAATAACACCGAAATAAGACATAAGCGTAAAGTTCACGAAAGCCCTATTTACTGTTTCTAAATTTGCATAAGTCTGACTGTCACCACTTGAAGCAAGTAAGAAACTTGCTGGGACACCAAAGATTCTTGCCATATCCTGAACAGAAAAGGATCTGCCTTCCAACCACTGTAAATCCCTAGGACTAAGTGTCAGTTGCTGATATTCAAGACCATTGCTTAACACTGCAGGGGTGTTCTTTGACTGTGTAGCCACGAATCTATCCCTAAGTGATTCTGCCTGTTCCCCATTCAGATGTTGATCCGTAGAAAGGATTCCTGAAGGAACTGCCCCATCTGAAAAGAATTCTGTTGCGTAGTTACGGATATCTATAGCGTTTTGAATATCTAATCTGGCCGCTTGAATCGCACCCAATCCTGTAGGTCTTCCTGCAATGTCGCACAATTTAAGGTGCTGAAGATTTGCAGGATCTAGCGTTTGACCGTTATAGATATAGCGAATGCTTCCATCAGCAAGTGTTTCAATGAATACCTGTCCCACTGGCAATACTTCAATATTGATAGGTGAACCATCAGGCTTGCGTGTGATAAGCCAATAGGCATTACCATCTAACGCAAGACCTGTGGCAGTCTTGAAAAGAAAACTTCTCTGACTTGTTCCTAGTGTTGGTTGTGAAATGAATGACGGAATGGAAATGGGTGTCACTTCATTTCTAAACACCTGTACTGGACACTGTGAAACTGATGTGGCAATAATATTTACACAGCGATAGACAGCACCCAAAGTTAGGGCTGAATCCATTGTTACTGTGGTTGCAGAACGGCTAGGAATGAAAGCACTAACGCTTCTTTCTTCCGTTACTGTTGTTTTTCTATTTAAAAGATTGTTAAAAATTCCCATATTCCTTCTCCTATTATACGCCCTTATTTATTCAAAGACGGATTTACTAATGCACCATTGGTTGTGCGAATACATCTTGATCAGATCCCCAAATGCACATCACTGTTGCAATTGCCGCATCCATGTCAGTAATGCTGTCTTTTCTAGTAATTCGCCATGAATCACCAACATTTTTACGAACACCATTAGTTATCTGATTAGTCACTAATGGATCATGTGAATGTTTAATTTTGTTATTTACGATATTTGCAAAGACCATATTGGAAGCCTGTACATGATCTTTTAATGACATTTGAAGGATATTGATCCCACGCTGTTTAAGTTCAAAAGCCAGTTCTGCATTGATATAGCCATCTATGGCAAATACAGCCTGATGACTTGATGCCAGTTGAAGGCATACATCCAGCAATTTCTTCTTGTCAGGTCTAGAAATA